CGGGGGGCGGGGGGGGGGGGCGGGGCGGGGCGCCCCCCCCCCCCCCCCCCCCGGCTCCCCCGCTAATAACATGGGGGGAAAGTCCAGCCGGACGCCTGACCAGCCCGCGCGGTTGGTCCTCGAAGATGGCGAGGTCGTCGAGATCCCGGCTCGGCGAGGGTGGGGCGGCGACTCGGCCTTCGTCGACTGGGTGAATTACACCAGTCATGAATCTGCCTACTGCCACAAGCAACCCGGAATTGAATTCTTTGACGGCTCGCCCGTCACCGATGACGAAATCATTGACCGCGTGAGTGCCGTCTGCCTGCGCATCTTCGGCTTCGGCATCACTGCGCAACGCACGACCGGCGCCAACTTCTACAAGCGCAGCTATGTCCTCGGCGAAGGCTGCGGCATGGTCTGCCACGGCGGTCAGCGCTCGACCGTACTGGTCATGCTCTCAGGCACCGGCTGTGCAGCGGCCGCACCGGGATGGGAAAAGCGCCTGTATGACTGGTTGACGGAAAACTTCCGCAACCACAACACCCGTATCACCCGCGCCGACCTCGCGCACGACGACTTCACCGGCCAGCTGTACAGCGTGGAAAGGGCAAATGCAGATTTCGACCAAGGTCTTTTTACTAATGGTGGGCGTACGCCTGATTGCGAATACCGTGGGAATTGGAAACGTCCGAACGGCAAAGGCCGGACCTTCTACGTCGGCCACCGCAGCAACGGCAAGTTCGCCCGGATCTATGAAAAGGGCCGCGAGCTAGGCGACTGCAATAGCGAGTGGTGCCGGGTTGAAGTTGAAATGAAGAGCGTCGGCCGCATTGTGCCGTTCGAAGTCCTGCTCGATGCCGGCGCCTACCTCGCCGCGACCTACCCGGCCTTCGGGTGGATCTCCGACCGGCAGGAACGCATCCTCACTGAGCAGAAGAAAACCGTAATCACTTACCAGTCGATGTGCGCCTGGTTGAAAAAGCAGTGTGGCGCGGCGCTGAACGTCGTCGCCCATATCGAGGGCAGCGCCCAGGCGGCGCTCGCCAAGATCATCCGTGACGAAATCCCGTCGCGACTCAAGATTCCCAGCTACCTGCACGGCGGCGAATGGCTGCACGACAGGAAACGGGAAACCGTGCCAATCGAAGTGTCCATCGCGGCCTGGTAGCACCGGACGACCGAACGGCAATCAACCAGCGTTTCGCATGCGAAACAAACGAAGGAGAAACAAACATGGAATTCAAGGGCAACTTTCAGATTCTCGGCGCCAAGGGCTTCAAGGGCGAAGTCGAAGGCACCAACTACGACAGCACGACCATTTTCGTCGTGATGCCGTGCAGCGAGCGCAACGGCACGGAAAAGGGCTTCAACGCTGTTCCCATGAAGTTCGGCAAGTCGGACGAGTTCGAGAAGATGAAGCACCTGCCGTTCCCGATCAACGCGGAGCTGGATCTGGCGCTGACGACCAAGGGCTACGAATGCCGCGGCTTCAAGCCCCTGACCGCTGCGCAGGCCAAGGGGTAAGCCGTGCCGTTGCTCGACGTCAAGCGGGAGTGGGTGGTGCAGTGCAAGTCGACGGGGCATTTCCTGTCGGCGGATCTGTGCCTCGTGCGCTCGCTGCGTCAGGCCGGGAGGGCGCCCGATCTCGAGTGCGCATTGGAGACCGGGCGTCTCAACTTTGACCAGGACTTCGAAGTCTTTGCGCTCTTGGTCCCGGTGGGTGAAAGCGAATGATCTGCGTTGCCACCTATAACGCCGACGGTCGTTCGTACGTCGTGATTGCCGATCCGCAGCCGGTCGACGTCACGACGTGCGGCGCCGTGCTGGCGAGCCCTCAGGAAATCGGTCAAAGCCCGTTCGCTTTGACCATTGAGCAAGCCGCTCAGATTGGCGGGGCCATCCTCGTCGTCTGGGCGATTGCGTGGTGCGTCCGAATGCTCGTCCGGGCGCTTGATATTGACGAGCACAACTCGAAGGAGGTCTCAGAATGACCAAACGTAAGCAAGCTCAACTCGCCGCCCTCGCCACCGGTCTGGGTGTTTCCGCCGCGAACGCGGCCGTCGACGTCGCTGCCGTCGTGACGGAAATCGAGGGCGCTGCCACTCCGATCGCCGCGATCGGCGCGGCCGTGCTGATCGTCATGGTCGGCATCAAGGTCTACAAGTGGGTCCGTCGCGCGATGTAATTCAAGCGCGCAAAACGTCCAGCCAGTCGGGGGAAGCGTGGCACCCCTTTTTTTCGCATGCGAAACGAGGGGACGGCAATGGGTTTCTGGCTACTGGTGGCGTTGATAGGTGCAGCATGGATCATGTTTCGATGATCCGGCGAATCGCCTTTTTCCTGGTCGGCCTCGCCCTCGGCGGCTGGTCTGTCTATGCGTTGGCCGAGACGATGCCGGCGACGCAGCAGGCTGCTCAAATCGGTTATTACGGTTGGGTTGGTACGCCTCCTTCGAATCCGGTAGTTGTTGCTACTCGCGTCGCGGCGTGTAATCAGATTAAAGCAAGTGGTCCTTTATACGTCAGAGAATCTACGGGGACTTCTGCGCCGGATTCTTACTGTCGGTTTTATCATCAATGGTCCACTCCTCAGTGGAATGAGTACGGGCGTAATTCAGAGGCTTATACGTGCGATGGATCGACCGTAAGTCAGACAGGCCGGTGCGGCTACACCTGCCCGACCGGTCAAGGCTGGACCCTCTCCGGCCAAACCTGCACCCGTCCTGACTGCGAATCCGGTCAAACCCGGGGTGCCGATGGTCAATGCCGTGTTCAATGCCCTGCGGCGGGATCTCAAGTCGGTTCGTCGGGTTCCTGGTACAAAGGTGGTGGCAGTGGCTTGAACCAGTGCATCGGCGGCTGCTCGGTCACGGCGACGGCCTGCGTAACTGGCTCCGGTTCAAGTGGTGTCACGCGCGAATGCCAGGGGCCATTCACGGCCAGCGGTGAAAGCTGCTCGACCAGCGCCGAGGGAACGAACGGTATTCCGGCGGAGAACCAGCCGACAGCCGAGGAACAAAACAACCAGAAGGCAATCGACTGCCTGTCGAAAGGCCAGGAATACGGCACGGTGAACGGTGTCACCGTCTGTTCCGGCACGGCGACCAATACCACGTCGACCAGCTCGACGACGTCCAACACGACGAATCCGGACGGCAGCACGACCGGCTCGACGTCGTCCAGCAACACGACCTGTACTGGAGACAAATGCACGACGACGACCACGACGACGGAATCCGGCAGTGGTGGCGGCGGTGGTGGTGGCACGTCGACCACGACTAAAACCGAGAGCCGCGATGAGTTCTGCAAAAACAACCCGACGAATATCGCCTGCAAGGGCGGGAACGAGTTCTGCAAGCAAAACCCGAATACGGCGATCTGCAAGGAATCGAAGTTCACCGGCTCCTGCGAGCAGGAACCGAGCTGCGACGGTGATGCCGCGACCTGCGCGATTGCCAAGGCCACCTGGATCAACAAGTGCGCCGTCGAAGAGCTGAAGAAGAAAACTGCCGTCAGCGATCTGTTCAATGATACGGAACCGCTTGGCAGTGCCGAATTTCAGTCCCTCAGCGCAAGAGCGCTGAACAAGGATGGCGAAGCCGATTTCGACATCTACGCCACCTTCCAGGAAAAGCGCGAGAACTATCTCAATTTCACGTCCTCCTGCCCGGCCTATGGCTTGAGTTTCGAGCTGAAAGGTCGCACGTATAACTTCGATACCGAATTCGTCTGTCAGCTCGGCGAGTTCGTCCGGCTGCTCATGCATATCGCGGCGTACATGATGGTTGCGCGACTTCTCGCGCGGACCTTTGCCTAAGGGGGTGTCATGCCTGTACCGATCATATCGACCATCGGCGGCGGCATCATTGCCGGCCTCGTCCAGTTCTTCGCCTCGCGAGCCGGCGCGATCCTTGCCGGCCTCGGCCTGACCTACATCGGCGTCAAGGGCTTCGAAACCTTCATCGGCTTCATCATCAGCGACTTCAACCTGATCGCCGGCACGCTGCAAGGGCAGGGCGGTTCCTTGATGGGGTCCGGTGCTGGCGCCATCGCCATGCGCTTCGCCGCCTTCATCGGCTTCTTTGATGCGCTCAACATCATCATCAGCGGCTACCTGTCGTTCGCCTCGTTGATCGGCATGCGCGTTATCCTCGCGAGGCTGAAGTGATCCACCTGACGACCGGCCAGCCAGGCGCCGGGAAAACGCTCTATACGCTGTGGCTCATCAACGCGATGGCCGAACGCGAGGGCCGGACGGTCTATTACTCCGGTATCACCGATCTGAAGCTGCCGTGGATCGAGCTGGATGAACCGGAGAAGTGGTTTGAATGTCCGCCCGGCGCGATCATCGTGATCGACGAATGTCAGCGGATTTTCCGGCCGCGTGTCGGCGGATCGAAGGTGCCGGAATCGGTGGCGCGCATGGAAACGCATCGCCATGCCGGGCACGACCTGTTCCTGGTCACGCAACATCCGATGCTGGTCGACAGTAACATCCGGCGCCTGGTCGGCTGTCACCGGCACGTCGTCCGCGCCTTCGGCGCCAAGGCCAGCAACGTGCACGAATGGGGCGAGGTTCGCGAACAGCCGGACAAGAACCGCGCCGGCAGTCAGGAAACCTTCTGGAAATATCCGAAGGAGGTATTCGGCTACTACAAGTCCGCCGAGCTGCATACGCACAAGTTCCGCCTACCTCCGCGCGTCTATTTCCTGCTCTTCATGCCCTTGCTCGTCGGCGTCTGCATCTGGGCGTTCTACAGCTGGTGGCGGACCTCGGCCGGGGCGAAGGAAAAGCCGGTCGAGTCGTCTCAGGTGTCGGCCGGCGTCATCCAGTCGGCCGGATCTTCGGGTGACGGCTCGAAGAAAAAGACCTTCGCCGAATACGTTGCCGAGCAACAGCCGCGCATTCCCGGCCTCATGCATACCGCGCCCGTCTATGACGACGTAACCAAGCCGGTCGAGGCGCCGTTGCCGGTCGGCTGCGTCGACAGCAAGCGCACCGGCTGCAAGTGCTACACGCAACAGGGGACGCGCTACGAAACCAGCGAGGATATTTGCCGCAACATCCTGCGCGACGGCTTCTTCGTCGCCTGGAAGCGACCGGAGCCGATCCAGCCGCTACCGGCGCCCGTTTCGCATGCGAAACCAGTCGTAAGCGACATGCCGGCCGGTTCGCCGGTCATCGGCTATGAATTCGCCGGCAGTCATAACCACGGCGGCGGTCTGACGCCGACGAAGGCAAAGCAGGAATCGCCGGTTTATACCCTGGTGCCGAAAGGCTAGAGGCGCGGCGCGCGCGGCAGGTCGATACGCAACGGGGAGTCGCGCGGAAAACAAGCCAAGCCGAGAACGCCGCGCGCGCCGCGCCAAGGGCATATGCGTCTGGTATTATTCCGTCCGGGAGGTGACTATGGAAAGCAAGGTTTATCAGCTGGTGATTTCGTTCCTGTTCGGCGCGTCGCTGTTCCTGCTCGCGTCGGTCGTCTCGGCGCAGGACATTCATGTCTGCATGAAGGACGGGAAGAAGATCATGACGGACCAGCCCTGCGAACGCATCGGTGCGGTAACGAAGCAGATCCGCACGCCGGACAGCTTCCGGCCGCTGACCGTTATTGGTGGCGTCACGCCAGGCGAACGCCAGCTCATGCAGCAATACAAGGCGCGCGACGCCGCCGAGAACGCCCTATGGGAAGCGGATCGCGCGCGCGACCGGGAAGCGGCCAGGCAACAGGCGGCGGCGAATCAGCGTCGGTGCGACCAGCTCAACGCCGAGAAAAACAATATCGTCGTGCAGCTCCGGCAAAACAGCACGCAATGGCTGAACGACCGCCATCGGGCGGTGAATGACGAAATGTACCGGCTGAATTGCCAGACGCTGTAGCGAAGGCCGCAGGCCGAAACCGGCGCAGCCGGAAGAGCGGGTCAAGGGGTGCAGCCCCTTGCGGGTGCAGGGCGGCGCCCTGCCGCGCGAAAAAAACCGGGGTCATGCCCCGGTTTTGCTTTTCCCGATTTCGACATATTTCCGAATCCGTCGCTTCGCCGTCTCGCGCTTGGCCTTGTCCGGACTGGTGAGATATCCGATTGCCAGGCATAGCGCCTGTATGGTGTCTTCCGGTCGGGGTCGAGTGTCCTCGATGCCGGCGCGGAGGAGGGCGGCTTTTTCTTCGGGGGTCATGATTGATTGATTGTTTCTAGAGCGGCCGCAACTTTACGTTTGTCTAGGCGGCGAGCTGAGCCGTCGTTAATCTGAGCAAAATTCCCGTTAGAGAAACGGACTAGCGCGCCAATGTCCGCAAGACCGTCTCTCGATACCGTTCCAATAACTTCGGCGCCGGCAGGGATGGTGTTTGTGTACAGTCGCCATTTGTCGCCGATTTCAACGGCAATGCGACCTCGGTTCGTGTGGGTCATTTTTGCCTCTTGTTTAACGGGATAGTTCTTCAAAAATAGAGCGAATCTGCTCTGCGGTTTCGCTGATTACCGTAACCTGACGCATCTGTTCATCTTGACTCTCCGGTTTGCCGGTGAAGAAATCGGGCTTCTGAACGTCACCGTACAGTTGGTTCAGCTTCTCTTCGATTTTTGATGATGCGCGGCGCACATCATCAATCGTTATATCGGCGGACTCATACTGATCGCCTAGACCATAGGACATAGCCTGCATTGCGATAATGAGGCGTTCGCCGCGGAATGCAATATTCACGATTTGTTTAATGGAGACTTGCATTTCTAACTCCTTTACCCCTGATTCCCCGAGGTGCGGTTGGTCGGCGTTGTTGCCTCCCGTGGATTCGGTCAATTCTATCGTTTCGCATGCGAAACGCTCATTCCTCGCTCTCCGTATCGTTCGCCTCGTCAATCTCCTTCTGCAACGCGTCCAGGTCAAGCGGCTGCCCGGTATAGCCGGTCAGGTAGGCGGCTAGCTCCAGCTGTGCCCCGCCAGACTCAAAAGATTTCAGCACGAATATCCGGAACTCGCTTCCCGACGCCGCGGCGCCTTTCTCGCGGATCTTGTCCAGGTACGGGAGGAGGGCGGCGCGCTGCTCGTCGTCGAGTTTCGCCACGTCCCGCCAGCGCGTGTTGATCGGGTCGAGCCGTGCAGCGGCCTGCCTGGCCTCGTAATCGCGCTCCAGCGCTTCCCGCTCGGCTGCGCGGGCCGCGACCGCCTCCGGGCTGTTCCATTCCTCGTTCCGCTGCCGCGCCTCCTCGGCCTGCCGCTCCTTCTCCTGCTTGGTGACTTCCAGTGCCTGCCGCACGGTTTCCCGCCCGGCCTTCCCGGCGCGTACTTTCCTCGCGACCTGACTGGCGCTGTAGTAGTCCAGTGCTGCGATCTTGTCGACCGTCAGCACGATTTCCAGATCCTCCGTGACGCCGTCCTCGATCAGGCTCCGCGCTGCCCAATTCAGGTTCGGGCAGCTCGCTGCCAGTCGCTTCGAAACCCAGGACTTCGATTTGTGCAGTCGCTCGGCAACGGCGCCGAGGCTGTTGCCGCATAGCTCGTACAGTCGCCGCACGGCTGCCGCCTCGTCGCCAAGGCTCAGATCCTCGCGCTGGATGTTTTCGGCGATCTGCATCAACGAGGCAGTGTCGTCGTCGACCTCGCCGATGATCGCCGGCACGGCCTCCAGTTGTGCCAGGCGGGCGGCGCGCAGGCGCCGTTCGCCGGCGATCACCAGGTAATTCGCGCCCCCCGGATTCGGCCGCAACAGGATCGGCTGCAACACGCCGCGCACGGCAATATCCTGCGCCAGTTCGGTCAGCGACGCATCGTCAAACTCGGTGCGCACCTGGGCGCGCGTCTCGATCAGCGACAGCGGCATCATCACCAGCTCGGACGGCGGTGCCGACGGTGCCGGGATTGTTAGCGACGCCTGCCGCATCTTCTCGACGGCGGCCTTCGCCTTGTCGGCCGCGCTCGGCTTTTTCGCGGCGGCGGCCTTCGGTTTCGCATGCGAAACGGTCTTGTTCGTGGTCGTGGTCATGGTCATTCTCCCTTACCGTGTTCGATCAGTCCGAGGTATTGCTGCCGGGCAAGCTCGCGGTCACGCTGAATGCGACATGCCGCCGATAACAATTGATTCCACATAAGTTGTGCACGATCCTCAATCACTTTTGCACTGCGCAAGTCAGTCTCCCGAAGGTAGTTAATGTCATGCCCGGTTAGTGCATCAATAAGCGCATCCGTAACCAGACAAGGAACAGAAATAAATTGAACCTGATTGTTTTGTTGCATCGCATCACCTCAAATATCGCTTTGCCTTTCAAACCGACCGGAGCCCGTGCAGCTGAAGCCCCGCGTTGTGTTGCCTCGTCTGTGCTTCCGCTCCTTTCTCCGCCGTATGCCCGATTGCCTCGCCCCAAAAGGGATCGCGGACACATAGCGACCGCAGGGAGCGCCAGTCCATTAATGGGAAGCAAGGGGGCATGCCAGCGCTTTTTGCTGGCGTGACACGTTGCCGCCCTATCTGATTTCGGGAGCGACTTGGGCGAGGCAATCGGGCATACGGCGGCGCGGAAGGTCAGACGAGGCAACACCTCACGCGGCATGGCCGCGCTAACTGGCCGGCCGTGCCGGCGCGAATTCATCAAGCAAGCGGAGCGCGCAGGCGATAGGGATTAGAAGGGCGCCGCAGGCGTCGCCTTCAGGCGATGAGCGAATAGCGAAACCCTGGCAAAGCCCGGCCCCTTCAGGGGCATCGCCAAACAAGCGGGGGTAAAATCGAGGCGGGAGAGAAAAACCAGAAAAACCGATGGGAACCGAGCTGCACAATCTTTACTGGCAACTGCGGGCGCTGCGGAAACACGACCAAGCGCGCCGTCGACTGTTGTATCGGCGCATCAAAGAAGTACGGGAAAAAATAATTTTCGAGGGTGCGGACGCCGAGGAAATCAGGCTGTTATGCCGGCATTTGGCAGACTTGCGCAACAAACACGCCGAAAGAGCCTATTTAGCGTATCGAGCACAAATGCGACTGTCTTTCGCGTAGAGCGCATAATTTGTAGGGTGTCAAATGCCGGTGTCGTAAGTCCTTGATTCGAGGCGCTTGCAGGGGAGGGCGCCACAATCAAAGTGACAATAGAGGCGGCAACGATACTAGCGGCTGCGCCTCTCAGCCGCCTCTCAAAAGACAGCCAATCCGCCTTTTTCCGCTGGTCTTTTTCTCGTTGTATTTCCATGTCCTTGATGACCTGTTCAAGGGGTATTTCGAGCAATTGAGATACAACGAGGCACGTGTGATTGTCGAATGCGTTTTTGCAGTGTCGATAGTGGCTGACGGAATTGCGCGTCGTTCCGATCTTAACTGCTACGGCGTAGTCCGATTGCAGTCCGCATTTTTCCTTGATTTCGTCTAGATATTGGGCAGTTGTCTTTTGCATGTTTTCGACTCCTTAAGGGGGCGATGCGTGCGCATCTTTTCACGTTAAAGGGTTATTGACAACGTGAAAGGGCTGGTGATTCAATCCGCCGCACATCACAAGGCTTTTAACGTGAATGGGGGTTGGACATGAAACACGCCAGCGAGTTTTTGCCGCAATTCACCGAACGCCGCCAGGCGTCGCAACCGTTCCTCGGTCCTGACCGTCGCGGTTCGCACGGTGTCGACGTCGTTCATCACGACGTTCGCTGTTCCGCCTGCCGTTTTTCCTCGCCGCTCCGTTGTGCTCCTGAGCTGGTGCTCTGCGCCGAACTCGACCGTTCGAAGAACGCCGAGCTGCTGCGCCACTGTGATCTTTTCGACGCGAAATGATGTTCGCGCCGATCTCGCCGAGTTCGCGGCCATGCCGGAATCTGCGTAACCGTAAAGGAGATTTCATCATGGCTAAAACCGTTCTGTTGTCCGTCAATGGTCGTCAAGTTCGCACCATCAATCCCTATCAGCTTCGCATCAGCTTCAAGGCTGAAAACATGTACCAGGAGCATCAGCGCATCCACTTCGGTGTTGATGTCGAGCACGACTTCACGGAAGAGCGGCTTGAAAAGTTCGCGCATGTCCTCGCAAGACAGGCCGGTCTCGAAGGCACGTATGAAGTGACGGCGCGTTTCGACAAGTTCGATTTCGATACCGAACAGTGGAAGTCGGATTTCGAGCTATACTGCTGGATCACCTTGGAAGATGGCGAAGTCATTGAAGGGATGTCGTTCGTATCGTTGAACGAAGCCCGTCAGGCGCTTCAAACCGAGCAGTAACCCGTTCTGTAACCCGTAACCGTTCTAGACGAAACCGGCGTGTGCCGCGAACCGAAATCGAAGGAGGCTCATATGCAGTGCGAAGTCCTAGCTTTCAAACCCGTCAAAAAAGGCCGTGTTGCCGTCGTCCGCTCGCTGACCCGCCCGGATCTGATCGGCGAAGTTCCCTGCGCCGAAACCCTCCAGGCCGGCGTCGGCGGCACCGCCAACATCAAAACCCGCGTCACCTCGCGTGACGGCCGCATTACCGTCGTGCCGATCCTGGACAACTGACATGGCCGCCCGCGTCCTCCCGTCCCCGCCGCCGGCCGAACTCGGCCTGCTTCGTGCCGATGACTTCGCCGCGATCTCGAAGATCGTCGCCGAATCTGTCGAAGCGGCAAAGCAGCGTCAGGCAGGGGCGCGGACGGGCGCGGATGCGCCGGCCGCGCCCGGCTCCCCCGCTAATAACATGGGGGGAAAGTCCAGCCGGACGCCTGACCAGCCCGCGCGGTTGGTCCTCGAAGATGGCGAG